AGCAGAGAATGCACCAGCGAATTTGTTAGATTGTGTATTTGAACTATCTAAGCAAGATGGATGTGCAGTTGAGAATAATGATACATTATCGTTAGATTTACAATCAACTGTTTTCTTACGGAATGTAGTTGATGTTCCACTTACAGCACCAATTAAGAATGCAGCAGCATATTTTTCACGAGTTAACTTAAATGCGTTCATAAATGCAGTTGCTTGTGATTTGATATCCATCATTAGGTTATCTTCAATCATTTCTTTAGTAATAGCGAAACTATCTTTCCAAGTATCACTTTCTAAGAATTTTGAGAAACCTTCTTGTCTTTCATCAACAGGATAAGCCCCACCTTCACCAACTGGTTGGAAACCGTGTGCTAATTGTGTTAATGAAGCAAATTTTTCACCAAAATGAGTACTATCTACCATTTTGAACATTTCTTTTACTAATGAGCCTTCTTCATTTGCTCTATTTCTTTCTTCTAGGAATGCACGAACTGGTGCTTCAACTTTACCATAAATAGTGTCGTTTAATCCTGAAGATTTACTAAATACTATACCAGCCATTTATTTTCTCCTCCTTGTTAAATTACTTTCTGTATAGGTTGTTTCCTAATGCTGAGAAACCGTAGATTGCACTAGTGTCTTCTAGTATCATATCATCAGTAATAGCAGCAACAGGATACTTTCCGTTTGCTTTTGCACCAACTACAATATAAGTTGGTTTTGTGTTATCTGCTAAAGCAATAACTTTACCAGAACTGATAGTTACTAAGTCACCAATATCTAAAGTAGTTGCATCACTTAGGATGTATTCAATTGGATATGTTCTTAAACTATCGTATGATTGAATTTTTGCCATTTTATTTCCTCCTATTTATTTAACCAAGCAATAAATTCTTCTTGGTCAGCAACGCCTAAGCGTTTAAATTTTTCAGTGTTTACAAAATTTACACACTCTTCATATGTTTTGAAACCTCTACCTTTATAATTAACTTCAACTTTCTCTTCTATTTCTTCCGAACTGTCGGCAACATCTTGAGTATTATTAATATCAGTATCAACCATATCTTCGTTTGTAAATTCGTATTCGTTATCAACTAATCTTTGAAGAGTATTTTCAGGCAAATCTAAACCTTTTAATTCATTTTTTAATTCATCAATTTCAACTTTTTTCTTTGCCATTTAATTACCCTCCATAATTAGAATAATGTTTTCTAATCTCTTCATCAGTCATATTTGGATTAAATGTTTTATACATAGCATAAACATCACTTGGTACAGCAACATCGGTAGATGCTCTACCATTCATTGTTGTCATATGACTTTTGTTTGATATATTATTCATAGCGTGTGCAACAGCAGCATCACTACGTTTATTTGTTAGTGCCTCAAAGTTTTCTAACTTATAAGCATCAACTAAGTTCATACCGTTTTCGACTTTTTTAGCGATATTAGCATAACTTGGATGTGCTAATAAGTCGGCAATTGATGTAATGCTTGGGTCAATCTTTGAGATAGTTACAATATCTTCTTGGATTTGTCTTTCAGCATTTTTTCTTTGGTCTTCAGCGATAATTGCTTTTGCTTGTAGCATAGCAGGATTGTTAGCAATAACATTTTCTAGATATTTATTAAATCCTTCAGTGTCATTTACTCCAAATCCTTCAAGCATCTCACGATTAGATGCTTCTTCAAGTTCTGCCCAATTTTCAAAACCTCTCGCTTTTGCTAAATTGTCATTCTTTAATTTATATTCTTCTTCAATTTCTTTTCTGATTTTTTCTCTATCTCTATTTAATCTTTCAGAATACTCCTTAGTAGAATTTTTAACAGTACTTGTTTGTTCGTCTTCAGTTTCTACAGTTTCACTAGTATCTTCTGTAGTTTCGATATTGTCTGCGTCAGTATCAATTTCATTAGCAGCAGAACCTTCATCTTCTTCAGCGAACATTTGAATAGATAAAGGCATTCTTAATTCCTCTTTCATTTCTTCCTCCTGTGCTATTTCCAAGGCGAATGTCGGTGCACTTCCGTTTTGCAGCCTCTCACTTTGCAGTGGTTATAGGGTGTTACATCTATTGACCACTATTTTGCTCTTAAATCTTTACCAGTTTTCACTTTTCCTGATTTAGATTTAGGTGTTTTTACTGGACCTTGAACAACTTGATTTCCTCTGTTGTTAATACGTCCTAGGTATCCTTTTTCCATTGTAACACTCCTTTCTAAAGATTTTTATATACATTAATTAAACGTCCAATTCTAACCCTCACTACCAATGTATACGTGGACGTGTAGTTCCCTTAATACTCCCAAACAACTTACTTCTCTTCAGTTGTTGTTTCTTTATTTGGCGTCATTTGCTGTAGCAAACTTTCAACTGCTGATGCTCTAGATTTCATCATATTAGCATCGGCTGCTTTTTGTTTTGCTTGAGCATTTGCATAAGCAGTGTCATTTTGCATTTGTAACGCACTTGCTTGTTGTTCTTGTTGTACTTGTGCTGCTTGTTGTTGCTGTTCTAATCGTTGAGTAGCGTATTCTAATGCTTGTTTTGCACCTGGATAATGTAATGTGTTCATCATTTGCCAATACATTACTAATGTACTAGCGTCAGTTGGGTCACCATATGCACCAGACATAAAGTTATCTCTTGTTTGTTGCCACATCCATTGTCTATCATTTGCAAGTGTAGAACTTTCATCAGTATCAAATACTAACTCATCATCATAGAAATAATTACCATCAGCATCTACATCAATAAACATACGTTTATCAAACATCTTATATTGCATTTTACCATAGTCATCTTGATAATAAATACTTTGTAATTCATCAGCATATGCTAACATAAAGTAGAACATAACTCTATATAAATCAGCATAGCAGTCATTTTTTAAATCTTGTTTAGATTTTAAACGACCAGCACTTCGTTCAGCACTTATTTGTTTTGCTTTACCACTAGTTGCTGAACTATCATATCTACCTTGGAAACTATCAGTAATACCAATAGTTTGTCTTGCAATATTATAATTTAATTCAAGAATACCCATATCAGTAGATATATTTGGTTGAATTGCTTTAGCATCAATTAATTGTGCTTCAGAAGGACTTTTAACTCTGATTATCTTTAATTCTTCATCTGTTGCTTTAAAGTCACTTTTTTCTGGAATAGTTACGATTGAACCACCTTTTAAAAGTTTCTCTTTAATTTTTCTCATTGTAATATTTAAATCATTTTGTTGGTCTTTAATAATATTTACATCACTCGAACCAAGGAATGAATTTCGTTTACTAACATTATCTCTTTTTACAACTGGGAATACTTTTGGTATATAATATGGAACAGTGATTGTTTTACTCTTTTTAGTCATTCTTCCTGTTGGAATTCCTAAAATAGTTTCAGGTACATCAACTGTAATGGTGATTTCTTCATTAATTACATCTTGTAATTCAAATTTAGTATTACCACATTCACATTTTTTAGTATCTTTTTTAACTGTTCTTCCACATTTAGTACATTTGTATTCTTTTCTAGCAAAATAATTTTCTAAATCATTAATTACATAGTTGTCTACCCAACTAAATAGACAAATATTTTCATTTTCATCTTTATAGAAACAATAAATGTGAGTTACTAACTCGTCATTATGTGTTTCATCCATATCTGTTTCAGTTTGTGATATGTACTCTAATTGACTTATATCAATACCATATCTATTTTTGATAGATGCTTTACTTTCTAACATACGAATAAAGATATAATCACTATCATCAATAGATGTTTTACCTTTTTGTGGGATTACACATTTAGGGTCAAGGTTTGTAACCTTTAATTTTCCTACTGTATTCTTAGTTTTAATTGAGTTATCCCATTCAACTAGTGTAAAACTTGAACCAACGATAGGAGTTATTCTACCTTGAATATCTGCTATCTTTTCAAATGGTAATCTATCAATTTCGTTCATTAAGAAATGTTCAACTGTCATAGCACGTTCTTCATTTCCAGCCAAACTTATAACTTTTGGTTGAGGAATTGTTACGTCAACTTGTGCTTCAACTAGTTCAAATGCAACTTTACGAACACTAGATGTTCCTTTTGGTGCTTTTGAACCATCTGCTTTATAGATATCACCAGTACCTTCATAGATATTAAATAATTCGTCAATGTCTTGTAATGTTGATTGGTATGCATTATAACTATCAGCATACTTATCTTGCCAATATTTTAATCTCTCTTCTTTATTCGGTTTTTTATGTAGGTTTTCATCAATTGTTTGTATTTCATTACCAGCATTTTTATGCTTTTTAGTAGTTGATTTCGCCATACAATTCCACCATCCTTCTCTTAATACTTTCTGAACCATTATAGTAATCATCTATCATATCTTGTGTCCAGGTCATTCTTCTTCCATCAACCTTTTTTGGTTTATCTGGTGTATTTATCCAATAAATACAGAAATAACGTAATGCATCAAGTATATGTGTGATTTCGTGTGGTTCAGTTGCCATATCATTATACTTATTTTCATCAAATTGTGCTAATGGTATGTTCTTAATTAAATTTTTACATACATCAAATATGTGTAATTTACTAACTTTTATAGGGTCACCAGTTAACTCATCTTCGGCATCTTCGATTTTCATCAATTCTTTAACACATAACCATCCGTTTGGTCTATCTCTAGATACTTCGGTTAGTATTACGCCATTATCATAGAATAAGTCAAAGGCACTTCTACCTGTCGTTGTTTGTCTATTCCACAAATCGCCAGGTGCTAATGTAAGGTGTACGTCACTTTCTTTGAAACCAAGGGCTTTAGTAGCCATTTTCATTCGTTCAGCAGCCTCACTAACAATTAAATTGCTCTCGTGTATCTCGTGTATACAATACATATCTCCTTTTGGTGATACCATAATATGTAAACAAGCAAACATATCGAGACCATAGTCTAATGCTCTATATAAATACCAATGTTCTGGTAATTTCTTAGGTCTGCAAACGTGTATATCTTTATCAAATTCTCCAAAGAACTGACCTTCATACACATCCCAGTCACCATATAGCATTTGTTTTTTACGAACCTCATTAGGTTCAGTTTCTAGATTTTTAACATATTCAGGTGAATTTTCCATTAACCACTTATTATCATATACAAACGATTGTATAAAGTGGTAATCGGCTGGGTCTTCACCGTTAATATAGTTACAATCTATAAATAATCTCTTAACCCAAGCGTGTCCAACACCACCAGGGTTACAAGTAAAGTACATTCTACAAGGAATAGGGTTTATCATAAGTCCACTAGGACGATTACTTTCAACAAGTGTTCTAAACTGAAAT